AAGTTCTTCAAACCTACTGAAACTGTCCACTTTTATCGCCGGGGAATTACTCAACTTAATAGCCTCATTCATATATCCACGGCTTTCCAGATTAGTCCTTGTTATCGGCATGATAACGCACCGGCAATTCGGGTGGAGCGGAGGCTTTTCTGTCAGTTGCGGAAAGTCGTCGTCCGCCCCACTTATCGAATACACCCTGCCGGCGAATTGCTGGCAGTATTCGCAAACTTCCGCATGCGCATCCCATTGGACGAGGTCAACGCCATACCGCAGCGCCGTGTTAATCGTCCCCTGCGAAGAGGCCTCACGCGTGCGCGTGCGGGCGAGAAGCTCCGCATATTTGTCCGGCCGGTAATTCCTGCCGTTGATGACAATGAACCTCTCTTCACCCAGTTGTTTCCTCAACCCCTGGAGTATGGTATCCGACACGGTCCTGCGCGCCTGCCCTTCTATTAATCCCTCAGCTATCATTCGGCTGATCTCCGCGTCCTGCAGCACGGTCTGCTGGGACTGCAGGATAACCCGGTTGAAAAACTTCTTCATGCTGTCGTTGGCTATGATGAGCTCGGTGCTTACGTCCTGGATAAGCGCGCTGACGGCCGAGGTGTGTATTTGCGCATCGTAGGATACGAAACGCGTAATGTTCATAGCCTTGAGCCTTTCCGCGGCCAGGTCTATGCCCTGCTCGTATGCGTAAGGCATTGAAGATTTTGCCCACTTATATACGCCGTTGTTAAGCTGCGCCGTGATCGCCTCGACCTGCTTAAGGAGCTGCTGAGCCCGGAACTTCTGGAAGTCAGTGAGGTTTATCTTCGACAGCTGGGCAACAAGGCTCTTCTGCGCCGCAGAATAAAGTCTGCGCAACTGTTCAATCTGCGTACGGAGATAAAGCTCTTTATTCAGTTGAGAAAGTTCTCTAAAGGCCACTTGATATACTCCTTAGTCTGCTTATACATTCTTTGCTAAGCACCTCGTGGACAAACACGATCGCGTCTTCCCCTGCGTCATCCTTGCCATGGATAAAAACTTTAGGCTCACAGATACAATCTGCTCCATGCTCTGTGTCATGATAAGCCCTTTGATGTAATGGAAATACGTGCATTTTACTCATTATCAGCATCCTTGGCCTGGCGCCACATTCCGAAGCATCTCGCCACGATAGCGTCATGGCTGAGTCCTGTTCCTTCTCCTTTAACCTGCTCAATGCATCTGGACATGTATCCGTCCCGGTCATTGCTCTTTAATTCTTCTCTGGTAGGCGTAGGCATATCACCACTCCTTCTTAAGAATAATTTTCCAAGCCAAAGCAATACGTTCTTTAAGAGGCAGTCCGTTTATCAGGCCCTTGAGCTCAGAGGCAAGTTTTACTTTAAGGTCTTTTACCTCTCTGCGTATCTTCTTCGCTATTTTCTGGCTCATAGCGCATCCTCGCTTTCGTCACTCTCAAGGTCGATTACGTTTATGGGACTTGCGCTTTCGTAATCCTCAAGCATGGCCCTAACTATCGCCGGTATCGGTATTCCGTCTACATTGTCAGGATTATAGCTTTCCTTCACTACTCCTGCCTGCGTTACTCCCTGCGCCTGCAGGCCCATGCGCGCGTCAGCATCCTCCTGGTGCTGCAGAAGAAACAGCGCCATCTCACATTGGGCGTTTTTCATTCCGGCAACGGCTGTGTCCGGAAAGCTGAAAAGATTGCATGAGGTAAGCTGATTATACGCCGTCATAAGAGCCGCTATCTTACTGGCTCCGGTATTCCAAAAATTAGAAGCCCCTAAGCGTGTGGCCATATAGGTTTCGGCCTCGGTAAGCGTTATCCAACCGTAAATCGTATCAGCCATATTAATCCCCCTTATTTATCTATATAAATTTTTCTATATAAGCAAAATAGTCTATCGTATCCGTCTTTTTAAAATATCCTTCCAGGTCCTGGATAAGTTTTACTATGCCGGGGAAAGCCGGATATCCATAATCGTCAAAAAGTATCTTTGAGCATTTATTCTTAACGCAGTTAAAGTCCGATAATACTCCTTCGTAAGAATGACACCCATCTATAAACGCAAAATCAAATTCCAACTTACCGCAGATCTCCGACTTCTCTGTTTCATTATTTATGATATATGGAGTTATCTTTTTACTAACTCCGAGAAATTCCCAAATCTTATACTTTATAGGATGATCTGTCTTATCAAAAGTGTAGACTTTATCCGCGTATTGCGCTATTAGGGCCGTCGATATGCCAAAACAAGTTCCTATCTCCAGGGATATTTTTGGATTGGCTAATTCAAGATAATAACGAAACGCCCTCTCTCTTTTAGCCGCGGAAGGAAAGCCGGAGATCTCTCTTGCGAATTTACTATCAATCAGGTTGTAAAATTCATTTTTCATATTATAAATACTTATTCTGTAAAACCCTATCTTAATACTACCCTTACAATACCCCCATCTTATGCAATCCCAAGAACTCTACCCGGTCGATCAGCTCAACTTTAACGCCTTTGGTATTGAATTGGTTGAATTTATCCTTCCACCAGGATATCGGTTTCCTGGTTTTATGAAGTTCCACCCCATTACGCTCATCACTGAATAAAGCTATACAGTGGAAAGTTCTCTTGCCGGTGACGCGTAATATTTCTTTTATGGCATCGTCAACCTTCTCTGGAGGAAGATGCTCAAGGACGTCAGTCGAGAAGGTGTAGTCTATGGCGTTGTCCTCAAGGCCACTATCCCATATTGGCTTCTCTATGAACCACTTATACAGCGGCCTGTTGACAGAATCAGTCATTTTGGTAATGCGTATTCCAGCTTTAGTGATATCAAGGCCCAAGCAATTCAAATATCCCATAGAACGCAACATCTGGACTGTCGATCCGTCGCCACATCCGAAATCAAGCATAGTTTCTTCCTTGCCGGATCTCTTAGCGATATATGCCACAAGGGGAAGCGCGCATTGCGAGGGGATGTATTCTCCTTGCCACAATTTAGTATAGAGTTCTTTTTCGACCTTCTCCGCTTCGTCTTTTATTGCTTCGTCTTTTATCGCTTCGTCTTTTATTGCTTCGTCTTTATTAGCCATAACCGGAAGCGCTACTGTGTCGCGTAATCTCCTATTAGCCTGGTAAAGATCAATCACCGGCTCTCCGCTATCATCTGTCGGGCGGTCAAAGATATGACAATAGGACAAAGGAAGCTTCAATACCTTAAGTTTCGGAAATTCCTTAAGATTCTTAGCAAAAGATATATCGTCAATATGATCCTCAAGCGTAGAATCTCGCTCGACCCAAGAATCAAGCATCTTCTTAACTTTGGTGCAGTTTTTTAGATAAACAACCGAAACATTAGTAAGATCAGTAATCTCTTTTCTTTCGCCTTTATCTGTATAGACTTCTCTCGGCATAATGTGGCAGGCGACATCATAATCGGATAATTTATCAAACATCTCCGGAAACTTAAGCACCTCGCAGTCGCTGTCCATCTGGATAATATCGCGATCAAACTTATCCATAACCCTGCGGATAAACTTCACCTTCTCATGGACATTCTTGCGCCAATCTCCGGTGTTCGTTATCCCTTCAAAATAATATTCCAGGCCGAATTTAATCAGCGACTTCTCAAGCCGCTTTATCTCTTCTTCGTATTTTGTATTTATCGTATAGCATCCGGTAATAAGAGGACGGCTTATCTTTTTTGGTAATTCCCCGAACTCAAAACATTTAATCTCGCTTTTAGGATTAAGATTTATGACTTTGGTAACCGCGTTTATATAAGGCGAGAAGTCATTGAAATTCGGAACCATATTCTCTTTATAGATTATCTCGTCATTATGGTCCGGATATCCTTCGTGGAAATTAGCGGTCTTGCCGTCTTTACCGTAGCAATCAAATCCTAAGAGATATATAGGATTAGCCCCAAGGCAAACGGCAAGGCACAACGCATCAAGCCCGGTATTGGTGCACCACGGAATACCGCCTGAATAATTATACTTATCCCAGTTGAAATCCCGGACGTGTGTAGTGTCGATAATATAAAGGTCTTCGGGGTAAGGGAAGGCCTGGCAATTAACCCATGACTTAAAGCCCTTAAAAGCGCGGAACTTCTCCCGGGCCTCCATACCAAGATCGCCACCTTCATACCAACCCCAAAGCCGGGCATCCTGGGCAATCATAACCGCGGCGTTAGGACAAGATTCAAAAGCCCGATTGCAGGCTATAACAAGCTCGCCTTTTAACTGCGAGAAATCAAAACCCTTAAGTGATTGACCTCCTCCCAGAATAAAGCAACGCCGGCCTTTCCAACTTCCTGAAGGAAGGACATCGTGAAGTTTAAGAGTCTGGATGCGTTCGCCTTTAGTATTAAAAGAAACTGCCTCGATAGGCAATACCTTTTTTTCTGCGTCTGGCAAATCCTGCATCCTGATTACTCCGCCCATAACTTATCCTCCCCGATGATTGGAGCCAGGGACCCGAAGGCCCCCGGCTCTTACATTGATACTTTATATTACGCGATTGCGCAACGGGCAATCTGGTCCGTATCACCGACCGCTCCGCCGTATCTCATCCAGCCGACCATCGTGTCCGCATACGCCAGTATGTCGAACTGATCGAACATAGTGAGGTCCATGCGATATCCGCCCTTACACTTGGCTTTCGGATAGCAAACGTAATAATACGAATTGCTGGAAAGCATCAAGGTGTAGAGGATGCGGATGTTGAACGACAGATACTCGCCTGATCCTACAACCGCCTGCTGAAGCATCCTGGAAGCCCTTTCGAGCCTGGATTTCAAAGCGATGGGAGCCACGATAACAAACTGGCTGTTAGCGTTAGCGCCTACGCCGTCGTCCTTCAGATCAGCGAGAATCGCAAGGCAAGCCGCGTTGATGGTGTTGACGTCGCGGATAGCGTTATAATTCTCGTTTGATGTAGCAACAGAAGCAGGCGTTACCGCTGCCCAGGTCTGCGCATTACCGCTTGCCGCTCCGGCCGCCTCGATAAGGGCATAGAAATTGCTTGCCCTCGAAGAATAGGCCTTATTACGGAAAGCGATGGCGTTATCTTCAAGTGTCCAATACTGCCGGTCATCGATGAGCTTGCGGTCCCAGTTGAGGCCGCCTCCGTACATATCGAATGTTACCTCGGTCACGTCTCCGGAGAACTTAAATACCTTAGCCTTCATCCCGGTAGGAACTTTGGCGAAGGTTAAGCCGCTTGTGACATCGAGAATCTTGAAACCCGATTCATTGGTAGAGGTAAAATCGCGGATGTCGAAGATCTGCTCATAACCCAGATCGTAATCCGGAACCGCGTGATACTTCTCCAGTATCTGCAGGATTTCCGTAGGGAAATCGCCCTTAGTGGCGAAAGCCTGAATCGCCTTGCGCACGGGGCCGTCCTTTGCGTCCGGAGTGCGCATAAAGTGCTGCAACGCTCCGATTACCTTTGCGCGATCCGATGGCGCAATAACCATCTGGCCGTTTGCGGCCGGTGCGAACTTAATCTTATTCCAGTCCGCTATGATTCTGCCTTTCATTTGAAACCTCCTTGTGATTGATTAAAAAATATCCATCCTATGGGCCATCTCAGCCCGGTAATTTAGGCCGCTACTGCGCCGTTCAAATCGATTTCGACGGTTGTATCTGCCGCCACAGCTGCCACCGTGCATCTTCCGCAAAGCGTATTGCTGGTAGAAGCATTGGTTACCGCGGAATTGGCTGCCTTGAAATAAACCTTAGCCCCAGCCGCAAAAGTAATTCCCGTGCCCGCGACTTTAGGCACCACGATCTTCTCGCATTTGTAGATCAGAGTCGCTATCTGCCCGACCGTCTTGGTCTCCGCGATCACGCCGACCGTGTCGTTTATCTTCACCATCTGTCCGGCGGTATATCCTGCGGTTGGAGTGGTAATCTCCATGGATGCGAAGACGTCATTCCTCAACTTCAAGTTTGTTTCTGCCATCTTAATCCTCCTTGTGTTTAAATTAATCTTTTGTCCTTGTCGTTCTCTCCGGCACTTAAGGACTCGTCATGCCGGGCATCTCAAGCCTTGCGGCTTGTCATTCCTTCGGTATAAAATCGTTCTTGCTCGGGTCGCTCAAGTCCTCGGCCGATCCTCCGCCGCCCTTGCCATCGTCGTTAGGAACTCCCGCGTCAACCTTAGGTTTTCCCGTAGCCGGGTCTATCTCAGGATTCTCCACCTTTATGCCCATCACCTTGGCCACCTCTCCGAATTCCTTTATTTCAGCGTCTATATACCGCTCGAAATCGAGCTTCAACTCCTCGCCGGACTTATCCGACTTGAAACCCGAGAGCCTTCTCTGTATGAATGACTTCTGCATATCGTTTAATTTCCTGTCCTCCGCCGACTTTGTAAACAGCGAAGACGCCTGCGTCTGACTCACCTGGCCGCTGAGATCCTTGATCTTGCCGTCCTTCTCCTCAAGTGACTTGGTAAGCGTGATTACCTTCTCTCTTTCATCGGCAAGAGACTTCTCAATCCTTTTGGCGTGCTCGTATTCCGTCTGCTTCGCCTTTTTCGCCGGCTCGCTCGCCACGATTTCATCCGACGTATATAAATCCGTGATCTTTAATCCTGCTTCCCTGATTGCGTCAATGATCTCCTGCTTATCCATTTTATCCTCCGTTTTCCGGTTATCCTTTGAGAATGCCTGAAGCACCCCCAAGCATGAAGCTCCTGGGAACGCAGGGGTGTTCACCTTTGACGACCCCAACGCTATTCCCGTTATTTTATGCACGTCTATAATATCGCCGCTTGACACCCCTTTCGGGATGTATTCGACCTCGCTCTCTATGGAAGCTATGTCAAGGTCGAGTTTCCTGAACTGCGGGTAGATGTATGTCACGGCGAGCGCCGAGAGCTTGTCGCCCACCATCTTCACTGCCTTGCCGACCAGCTCGCCGACCTGCTCTCTGCCAGAGTGGTCGTTGGTATCGCCATGGCCGTTAAACGCCGGAGTGCCGAACTGCAGGCGCTCCCCTATCTTGAATATCATATTCTTGACATAGTGGTAGGCCTTGACCACCTTGGCGCCGAAGGACAGCTCTTGGGCGTTAGCCACGCCCTCATGCCCAACGCAATAGACCTTGAACTCCGGCTTGGCATCGGTTTCCTTGATGCGCGCTATCGTGTCAGCCGGCACCATCTCGAGTATCTCGCGCTTGGCGAGGTTCTGCAGCTCTGCGCGAACGATTATCGTCTTCATATAGAATCCTCCCCCTCCAGCGTTGCTTCCTGTTGCTTTATCTTTTCCAGCATCCTCATGGCGCTTTCCTCCTGCGACCTCTTCACCCTGTCCGGATCAATATCCGGAATCTTGCCGAGCATGTAGTCCAGGTCCACGACATTCGCGGTGTACAGCGGCAGCCATACGTTGACAAGCTCCTGCATCTTCGCCTCGGTCACTTCCACAATCTTCGCCTTAACCGGGTTCTTGTCAGGGTTATATCCAGTCTGGAACTTCTGGGCCATAACGAGCGCCTTGTAGAACAGCTCCTCGTAAAAACCCGTCCAAACGTTGCGCTCCTTGTTGCATGATGCGTTAATGAACTCGAACAGATCGGTATTACCCTGTATAGCCACACGACCGTTTCTTCGCGTAAAATAAACCCCCGTCCTTGTATTAAAGCAATAGACAATCCCGCTATAATTAACCTTCTGTATATCAGATTTGAAGATGTGCCTATTTTTCTTACGGAAAAATTCAACACGCCAGTTTTCGCATAATATTTTATTAATTGAAGATATTTTCTTATTACTCCTTACATTGCCGGTAGAATATCCAAGTTTAAGCATAATTTCTTGGACGTCGTCTATCAGCCTTTTTGAATTAGAACAATAATATCCTCTTTTGCCCTTTTTGCTTTTTTGCGCCAGATGTCCATCGCCAAGCATTAAAGAATCAAATAGAATATTAAGCTGATGAATTGGCAAGTTTTTGAATATCGCTGGTATTTTCTTTGTTTTATTTCCTTCTCCAAAATTACTCTTCAGGTATTCAGCAAGACCAGAATGATGGATATGCCAACGGACACAACCCTTATTTACTGCCCTATTAAATCTTAATCCTAACCTTAAAAGACAATCGTTTATTCTATCAGCTTTTTCACCTTCATTTTGGGCAATATGGATTATAGAATGATATTGCTTTTTTCTTTTGCCGGTAGTCTTATATAATCCACATCCACCTTCAGAAAGATAATAACCGAGAAACTCAACGAAATCATTGACTTTGAATTTCACCGGTTGACTATCCCTATTTTTATAAAAAGAATCGTGCTCCTTGACAATGATCTCTTTTATCTCTTCTCCATTCCAATTATTGCAATTATCTCTAAATTGTATTCTGAACCTATTGACTAAATCTTTCGCCTGTATTTTTTGCCAAATCATTTCTTTCCCGCCGCCTTTACCAAAAAACTTGCCTTGCTTGGCAAATGTCCACATTTTATGGTCAGGAGTAACCATAATATCGTTTGATTTATTTTTGAAATGTATCATTTCTCCTTCATATCTATGGACATAAAGCAATTTAGGCTTTTCAAATACCATTGAATTATTGCTGGGGTCAAAACATGCTATCTTCTCATCATTACCGATTTCATAATATTTTTTCCACCCGTTCTCTGTTAAAGTTTCGGTCTCTTCATCGTAACAAGAAACCGCCCTGTTGCTCATCAGCTCCGGATAACCGAGGAAGTGCACCGGAACGCCCGTGGCCCCGGATATTATCTTGGCATTGGCAATGATTTCTTTCTCCAGAGCTGTCGCGCCGGCAACATCAGCCCCCACGAGTGTGTATTCCGCCTTAGCCAAGATAAGCAGTTTTCCAATTTTCCAATTTATTGTTTTTATCTTATCACTTATCGCCTGGGCTGACGCGACATCTTCGCACTTAATCGTTGGGGTCGGCGAGGCAAACAGCCCGTTGATCCTGCGCCAGTCATACATCGCCTTGTCGAGATTCTCGCACTGCGTGAGGACCTTGGCTACCTTCGGCATAACGTCGTTGACCTTAGTGATGCGCCCGGAGAACTTCTTATAGACAAATTCACTGGCATCGAGCACCACATCTTTATCTCCCATCGTCACATTCTCTCCTGAATACCCTGAATCATCGGAGGATGAGGAATCCCGGTATTTAACCTTTTCGTATTTCTTATAGTCGCCCTCGGCGCAAATTACTTTATACCCCGTAGTGTTATAAGAAACGAATCGCACGTCTATCTGCTTCTTCTCTTTATTCGGGATCAGCCTGACAAGCACGCGGCCTTCAAGCTCGGCCTCTTTGGCCAGCTCCTGCGGCAACTCTTCATCCAAATCATTGTATCTGATGAATTCCTGTATAAACTCAAACTCGCGCGAATCCTTCTTCTCGGATACCGGTTTCATTCCCTGGCCGATGATGAACGCGCTGCGGATGTCCACGATGTTCCCAACCTGCAATACCCCCCAATCAGCCGTGCCTTCATACTTCTTGCAAAGCTCATTGATGGCCGTCCGGTAATCCTGATAGGCATTTCCGACATAGCTCTTGCGCGTCTCCACCTCTCCCAGCAGGATGTCGACAGAGTGCTGCAAATCTTTAACTTGGCTCCGAAGCTCCTTGACTTCCATCTTCCTGGGAAAAATATTAAAATTCATGCTAATCCAGCCTCCTCTGCCATCAACTGTTCCACGATACCGCATATCTCGGACACATCGTCGATTGTGATTAGCCCATATCTTCCTTGATATACCCAGACTACCACATTGGCCTCAATCTTTACCGGCATGTCAAGATGCATACAATCCTCCGAATTTAATAGACATCATGAGACGAGGTGAACACGCCGCCGTCAGATTTCTTAATGTATGGCTCGAGCGCGTAGCGAATAGCATCGCAATTTGAAACTAAAATACCGTTGGCAAAATAATTATGTTCTTTGTCAACAGTGAGATTATAAACTTTTATTTTTTGCAATAAGGGAAGCGCGGCAACTAAACGAACAGGTGAGAGATTTTGAATATTTGTTAGCTGAGAAATCTTTTGAGCAGATAACGCATTGTTTGATAATATTGTCTTTCTTTTGTCTTCTTCTCCACTTTGATTTACAGGCGTTTGAACAGAAGCGGACATTAGCCATCTTTTTGCTAAAGAAATCTTTTCCACAAAGGGCGCAAATAAATTTCTTGGCTGTTCTCTTCTTATTGGATTGGATAGCGTGTTGACTATGCCATTCTGTGCCTTCTTTGCTATGATGCCATTCGGCGGCAAGATGCCTAATTTTTTCAAGATTCTCTTTTTGTTTATTTCTATAATCTTCGTTTGCCTGCATAATCTTTGCGTGGTAAGAAAGATGTTTATTTTTCGGGATACATTGCAAATTGCAGATAGAATTATTTTTAGCGTTATGGTCAATATGGTGAATATGGAATCCTTTCGGGATACTTCCTCGGTAGAATTCCCAAATCGCCGCGTGTAATCTTTTTCTCCCTTTTGCGCACCCCCCGATTGGAACATAGTATTTCCCATCCCATCGGTATTTTTGTCCATTAAACAATATTTTTTCCATGAATAGATTATATCATCGTATCGCAAATCGTCAATACCTATTCTGCCTCTTTGAGAATACACAGGGTGATCGGGAGTGGCAATAAGTTCTTGCCCATTGGAAAATAAGAACTTTTTAACAATAGCATTGCTATTTGTCATCGCAGATTCTAAAACTCTTTGCGGGCCACAAGAGGTCATCACTTCCTCACCAACTATAATATCAGAAATATTCTTCTCTATCAAACCATCCCCCATAAGTATTTTTGTATCCCCGGAGAAACAGGCGTGATTATGCTTGTCGACAGGAATCGGGAGTATTTCTTGGGTAATCCTGTCCTGCTTCCATCGATAATTTTCAAAGTTATGCTTTGCCCCCTGGCAGCGGGGATGAATAATAATCTTTTCAAATGAACGCAGAAACTCGATGCCGTCCTCCACAGAACCCGGCCCCTTGGCAGCTCCGACAATATTGAATCCTTCATATTCTTTCCCATCTTTGCCAACTGTTTTCTGGGATAGATGATTAATGGTGTCAGGCCTGGCAGAGTCAGCGCGTATAGTCCACTTATGAGATTCAGGTACTTTTTCATAAGTTTTATGCAGGTCTCCAATTTCAACCCCAACACCATAAACTTCATCTGAGACATATAGGAATTTATTTTTAATAAAGCATCTCCCCATCCACATAGCATCAACCGAATATCCAAAATCTGCTCCATAGAAGAACTGTGTCCCGAACTCTGGATAGTCAAATTCCTCAATAACAAATTTATCTTTGAATATGAGTGCATCGGCGTAACCTTTAAGCTTTCCAAGCCAGATATGGTCATAAGCATCCTTGTCAACTTTCTTACACCATTCCATCTCTTTATGAAGAACTTCTGGAAAGTAATCATTATCCGCATACGACACCTCTTCGATAGCGCAATCCGGAGGAGGATGTAATATGAAACGCTGATAAACCGGATCCGACTCCAATTCCGGATTGAATGTTACTATGATTTCCGATGACTCTTTCCGGATAGTAGGAATCAAAACCTTCCAAGAGTTCTCGCTGACCTTCGTCGCTTCTTCTACCCAGCAGATATCTATGCCTTCGGTTGACTTTATCTCGTTTATATTCATACGCAGGCCCTTGAATATAAACTCCGAACCGGTTGTCGACCTTATGCTGTCTACCTGGATGATAAAATATTTCTCTAATCCCAAGGCGCGTATCCGATCGTTTAACAGGCGATGCACAGAATCCTTGATTGAATTCTGCATTTCCCTGGTGCAAAGAATCCTTAATTTTTCTTGGCAAGCTCTTGCGACAAGATAATCCGCGACTGCCCAAGATTTCTGTCCCCCGCGACCCCCATAAAGAATTTTGTATCGCTTGCCCTGTGCCCCGAGTACGCGCCGGCACTTCTTCGACATATAAGTGCGAATTATTAAACGATTCTCCAGTATAGATATGCTCATTGTGGCGCATTAGATTTATCTGGTTGTGGTTCTTTATCCTGAAATATGACCACAGGAGGTAAAAGCGGAGTACCTCCTGGCCCCGATACTTCCGCTTTTTCAGTAAGCAACTTATGATGTTTTGATAAAAGTTCAATAACTTTAGTTTTATCCCAGAATTTAATTTTCTTAGTAAAACCAATAAGTTCTCTATTTTCTCCTCTGCCTTGGTATTCTTCAAAAACTTCGATACTGGCTATGGCTTTACGAGCTTCTTTCGGAATAGAAGCGATGTCCTTGAGGCGATTATTTTCGTCATAAACTATATTAGGATCAAAACTTATAAGATAATAAATTTCACTAATAACAAAATCAGCCGTTGCCTTTGTGCGTACGGCTCTTTCGTCAAGCAACTGTTGGACATATTCTTGGATATTAGGTTTTGTTAAGTTTTCTGAAGCTATTGAAGCAGCGGTATCTTCTGAATACCCAGCTCTTATTGCGGATTGAGTACCATTCAAATCAATTATATATTCCTGGCAGAATCTTATTTGTTTTTCGGTGAGTTTATCTTGCGGCATATTTCCTCTATAATAAAAAAAGCCCGCCTGCATGTGCACACAAACGGGCTTTAAATCTACTTAGTCAGGGAGCGACCCTAACCGTTATAAGTATATATCATAAAATTAAATATTGTCAATAGAAATTATTTATACACTCCCTTCTGGAACCTCACCTGATGATTGATAAAGGTACTATTCTTATATATATAACTTAAATTTAAACTTACCCAGGGAAAATATCCCGCGCGAGGGATTCTCTCTACTTCAATATCCCATTCTTTTAATTTGTTCTACCAGACCCTTCTCAACTTTATTTGATAAATCCATCAGTTCATTTGGCTGCTTTTCTTGCCATGCCTGCTCTTCCCAATCTATCTTTGATTCAGGCTTTACTTCCAGAGATGAACAACCGGAAAGAAAAGATAAACCGGAAATAAGCATTAACATAAAAATTGCTAAATATTTAATACGCATAATTCCTCCTGTTTTAAAATTCCCTTGTATATTACTCTACCTTATTCAGCACTTCCATTATCCGCGGGATAAAATCCTTCTTATGGATATTGAACGCCGCATGGACGTGCATTGCGAAATCATTATTATCAACAATGTTGACGGGAGATGATGATTTGCGTATGTATTTACGCTGCGCGGCTCTGCGCCTTAGACGCTCATCTGAAGCTACACCGGAAAGTTTATTATGCACTGCGCGCGAAATCTCGCTGGCGCCAAGACGTATATTGTAAGTGTCTTTGAAAAACTGAATTATCTCCGGACCCTTCTTACCGTCCTCCTTCATGTTTTTGATCTGTTCGATATGCGCATCTGTTAGCTTCGACATTGTGAACCTCCCTTATTTGACCAGCCTGCCAACCGGCAGCCCTTATTTGTCTCCTACCGGCCGGCAGATGCTGGACGAATACTTACTCTTGAATAAATACTCATAATGAAAACTCCAAGTTTGATTTATCCCAAAGCCTTTTTAATTCCTTGTCATCTAATCCGCTAAACAAACACAATGAACGAAATCCTAATGCCTCATCAAGTATATCTTTATCTGCCGGAGAACATACGCCACGCTTAACATTATCTAAGCGAAATCCAGCGTGATTATTAATAAACTCTAAAATCTTAATTCGCGTTTTACTTATCTTCTCCATTTTAACCAACCGAAAATAGCCAGCACCGTATAAATTACAAATAGCCAACCCTGCGCCGGTATGTTGTTAGTAAAGTCAATGTAAGCAAAACTTGTATTGCTAATAATCCAGCAAATAAAACACCAGCGCTTTTTATAGATATTAGCTGTCGTCCCCGTAAGTGCTAAAATTGCGATTAACCAGTGCATTTTATCCCACCGTTTCCCCATCTTCTTATGGTTTCAAATCTATCGTGTTCTTTTTTAGGCATTAACTTGAGGTTTTCAATACGATTGTCCGTTTTTACTCCATTAATATGATGGATAACCTCAGTTGGTTTAAGGTATCTGCCAATATTTTTTTCTATTACAAGACGATGTTCAAAAACATAATTATGGTTATTTCTATAAGGATGTTCGGAGCAATAAACAACAATATATCCATTGTGATTTATGTTCTTTCCTCCTTTCCAATTAGGATGTTTACTCCCACAATATTTCCCTTTTTTTGCTAAACTCATTTTTTTTAACCAGTCTTTTGTAAATTTTCTTCCTTTTAGTGCTTTACTCAAATTCATTTTATGTTCTTTTGTAAAAGGTTTTCTCTTATAAATTCCTGTTGGCATATTTTCCTCCGATCAGCGAAATAATGGTAAGGAAGTAGGTCATAATTTTCGCCTCACAAACTCACCACCTTAGCATCAAATATCCTCAGCGCCGATTCCACCTCATCCGGAAGAAGTTCCTTTGCCAAGAGAGCCCTTACAAGCACCTCGCGCTTAGATTCCGGTATCTTAAGCCAATCGGCATCGATTCGCGCCGCAAAACGGGCCATACGCACCCTGTCGGCCCTAGGATCAAGCGCATCCTGCCTGAATCTGGCGTATAATTCGATAAAATCTACCAGCTGTTTATCAAACTGTGCCTCCTCTGCCACCAAGCGCTCAAACATACTGCCTCCCTCTGATTTTTGCCATCTAAGCCTTCTGTATCCGATACGTATCGGACCTCTGTATCGGCGTAACCCTAGTGATTTCTAGCATGTATCGACTGTATCGTGTTTTTGGCTCAAAATATATATCAGCCACGCAACATCGCTTTAACTTTTCTGGCTCCGGAATTTAATCCCGTACGTAAAATTATTCAAAAAACCCGATACAGCGATACAGATAGACTTTTTATTCTCATAACCATAATTATTGCAATTATTTAAGTTGTATCGGAAATCAAAATTATCATTCCGATACAACCGATACAGATTTATGATATTTACAACTTTTTACTTTTGATATTTCTCGTCCAATACGGCAGTATTGCTTTGATTTTGTGTTATATATGCAATCATTGCAAAATATCGAAGGTAAGAAATACTTATTAATTTTATTCTTAAGTGTCTGCCTATAATCTGATATATCTTGTATATGGCCAGACAATCCAATGATTACTGCTTTATTTTTACATGCATCTTTTCCGCGTTGCGTATTAATCAATAATTTTAGAAAACTTTCATAATCTTTGTCTTTCTTCCATTGATTACATCTTCTGCAAGCTACCGCTATATTAGCCAATATGCTTTTTCCATGATGGGCCCTGGGAAGCATATGATCAAAATGAACATCCCGCGAATCTATTTCACGATGACAATATTCGCAAGTAATGCATCCATATGTAAGCATATTTTGTCTAATTTTTTCAATTTTTATCCATTGTGGAATAGTGTCTCTTATCATTTATGCTTTCCTTCCTGTATCCGATACAGAACCTCGCAGATCAACCAAGTTTTTAATCTCCTCGCAGCACTCCTCATAGTCAAACACGATGCAGTGCCGCGGATATCCATTGATTCGGTAATTCATGTCCAGGGCAATCAGCCCCGGTTCTTCTTTAAAGTAACCTCGGACGCTTGATGCCTTAAAAGGATCCTTGCCGCGCTTGCGCGCATCTGCGCTCCAGAGGTTATATAGGCCATTGAAATAGAGATAAATCTTGTCATTATCCACCATCCAATACTTATCACCAAGATGTCCAGCATGCGCCATAACCTGCAGATCTGAAATAAACTCTGAGATGATACTATCCTTAGCATAGTCAGTATTCGTTTTCTGCGCCTCTTTTACCAACATCTTAGTAAAAATTAGATCCTGCTCCCCGAACGTTATGGCGTGGCCCGCGCAGATAACAGCATGGTTGACCGCGGTTCGATCATCCACCCCTGCATGCTGAGTAAGATAGTCCTTAGCCTCAGCCAGGACCCGCATAAAGAGATCCCGCTGCGCCGGCTTGTTCTTTATTATGTTGAAGATGTGCCAGGAGAACTTATTCTTATTTTTAGTGAACCAGTCATAGTGATTTGTGGTGCGGATTTTCTTTACTACCTCGACGAGGATCGAGCGGTTGAGGATCGCGTTGTCGTTTGGCGTTTCCTCGCCGGCGACGATTAGAGTTCCTCGTACTTTAGCTTCCCGGATTCCAAAATTACTCTTGATACCTTTACCTGAACTTTGGCGGTTATACACATTGCGGAGAAACCCCGTTTTAAATGCGATATCACTCGTGTTTCGGAACTCGTCAAGAAACACTGGTAGGCTTGAATAGTAACCCAAAGAACGTTGGATGGCGACGACGGTGGTTTGCGACAAGGACTTACCCGCATCCTCAATACCAAATAGACAGGTAATCCACTCAGCAATCGTCGACTTGCCCGAGCCAGTACGGCCGGTGATAAACAAGAACGGATAGCATCCGTACGCATCGAATATGTCCTCCATGTAAGGTATGGCTGAAGCCCAGCCTAGGCACTTCACTGCTTCTATTTCTCCAATAGTATCCGAAAGGCGCTTGCGGATCTCGCCTATATCACAGGGCGTAAGCGATACATAAGGGATACCCTCAGAGATCTGCTGCTTGCCGCTTGTCACCCCCAGGGCAATCGGCTTGATGCCCTTCTTCTCAAGCCAGAAGATATGGTTCTTATCCGGCCGCATCTCCTTGCCGTACTTATCTACGGCGATATTTCCAAACACCCAGAGGCCCTCAGACTCGATCCAGCCGATATGATCCGGCTCGATGATATGCCGGCCGTCGTCCTCCAGGAACAAACCCTGCCAGATAGTCAAGAGGTCTTCCTTGAATCCACGCCAGATAAAATTGCCATGCTTAAAACAGAACGTGGTGAATCCTTCGGCGCCGCCCATGTCCTCAGGTGAGATAGCATAGCAAGATGAGCGGTCGCCGAATTCATTTGTGAATTGAATCTCCCGGATCAGGCCCTCGGAGGTGGAGTGTGTGGCGATGATCTTCATTGTGAAGTTAGAGATTTCTTCGTCATAGGGTATTTTTCCGCGATAGCGCGTGGCCACATACTTGTTGAACTCCTTCTTGATATGGCTATGGTAATACTTAAGGCTCATTTTGCGGCGTAAGATGAGCTGGGCCTCCTGAGATAGATCCTTGATATATTCATTCTGAGTCTTGGAGCAAGAAATAACCCCCAGGAGATCCTCCTTAGTCTTGCCCTGGGCCAGCGCGCCATCGATATCCGCCTTGCCCTCGATGCGCCAGGCATCAGGCAATGTGCCAATCTGCGTGCGAAATCCCGCCTTGTCCAGCAGGTAAGCCATATAATAGGCATAAAACTCGGTATCGTGGCGATCAGCAGGGTTATCCTTATAGTTCTTAAAGGCGGGGTTGTCCTTAACCTCGTTATCGAATATAATGCAGACATCCCGGACTTTATACTCAGCCAGGAACTTAGTAAGGCGCGGCAGGTTGTCCTTAGAGAATGAACTGATACCCGGGATAGCGATCGCTGGAATCCCCGTCTGCGCAGATGCGGCAGCCTTGAACTCGCCCTCGGTTAAAACAATGTTTGCAGTAAGCTCCCAATCCGGAACATAAAGTTCAATCGGAACATTTGAAAGTCCTAATTTGTGCGGGCGAAGCAAATAAGCCTTGCCGGCAGCGTTGAGGTAGGGAATGATTATCCGATCCTCCAGGAGCGTAGGTGAAAGCGTGAGCATCTTGCCTGAGGCCACGCAAACTCCTGCATCGATTAAGCTCTGCCGGTCATGGTCCTTGATAATCTCCTGCTCAAGATCCAAGAGGTACTTGCCACCAGAGAAGAAGCGCAGGCGGTCTATCGTTTCATCGCTGAAGCCGCGCCTGGACTTAAGATCCTGGCGGTGTGAATCGGAGAGTTTGCCGTGGGAAGTTAAAAATTCGTAAATAGGGTTCATGATTTATAAAGACGTTAAAGCGGGAGCTCCGCCTCCCTTGCCGGCGTGGTTACCGAGGCTTCCATTTTTAGGATTGCTGAGATTCCTCGCCTGCAGCCTCATCCGGCTCATGGACCTTGACCTTCTGGATCGCATAGGCATCCTTGAGTTTCTTGCACAAGGCAAGCTCCTCATCGGAAACCGCCCCCAGGGAGTCGACCTGCATGACAAAATAAGACTGCCCGGCCGCGTTTACCTCAGGAGCCGAGGTAAGCTTGTATTTGGTGGCGAACATCGCCTTTTTGGTGCGCAGGGCAAGGTTAAGCAGATTCTTCCCCGCGTTATAGCTGGTCTTAGAGAATCCGACAACCACCGGCATCTCTACCCCGGGGAAATACGACATATAATTCAGGAACTTCGTCGCCAGGGGCGCCGAGCCGTCTTCCCTGAACTTTGTCTCCTCGATGACGCGCGGATCCAGAGGATTCGTTGAGCGCCAGATGATCTCACCCGGCTGATAGACAGGGTCATAATCCGGATGCGTTTTGTTGCGCGGATTGAACCGGATATAATTGGTGAACTTATACAGCGGAATGAATACCTCCGGCAGTATAATTTTTGTCACCGAATCGATGATCTGTCCGGGGCGAAAAACATCGCCATGAGCGACCACATCAGGCGAAAGCGCCTGCAAGAGCGTAGCGCGCGAGATAATGATATCCTTGACGTCGATCGGCTCCTCGAAACCCTCCGGTAATGCCCCGAGATTGGTAAGCGGACCACCCGCGCTTGTAACAATTTCCTTTTTCTCTTCTTCCATGATGAAATCCTCCTAACTTTTAGCGATTAAGCATCGCTCATCGCTTTAGATTATTTTTTTAGTTTTTTATCCGGATAAAATTGGACTTTTTCTTTCCAATAATATCCGATGAACTTCGGCAGAACTATACCTTTATCAAAGCACTCGCCGATAAAAGTGCTCAAGGTTCCCGAATGCACCTGTTCTTTAATCAAGTCGCCGCGGCCTATCGAACGCAGGTATTTAAACAGCTCATCCTGATTATTTACCAACACGCTAGAATATAATCGCGGAGTGTGCATCGTAACGTGACCTAGGCCCTCATACCTTGAGGTAGACGTCTCGTCTTTTGCCACCATGACTTCGATTAGCTGTTCTTCTATCTCATCGAAAGCCTTCTGAGCATCTTTGCATTCAGCCTCGGACTTATCCAGCCGATCCTTAGCTTCTTT